TCCTTTTTCTCGATATTGACGGCGTTCTCAACAATAAAAAAACTCCCATGAGAGAAACAAGCATGTGGCCTTTGTCTCCATGGCTCGTGAAAGTGCTTCATAGGATTTTATGCCATACAGGATCAAAGGTTGTTCTCAGCTCATCTTGGCGCCATGACCCTGAAGGGATCAATAATGTTCGTTTAGCTGTTTTACCCCATGAGCTCATAGGCATAACATCTAGGTATTCCAGCAGCTCTAAATATGGGGTAAAAGAGGATGAACTTTGTCGAGGTCACAATATCCAGGACTGGTTCGATGAGAATAAAGAGTACGTCATTGATAAATATGCAATCCTAGACGACTCCGGACCCGAAGAGTTCTTAGATCACCAGCACCCGAATTTCTTTAAGACAGAAACAGACACCGGACTGACGGAGGAGATAGCAGACCGGATTATTATCCACTTAGAATAGAACAAAGTGATTATCCCCTAAGAACAAGTAATGAAAATTGAGAAGGCACGGAAAAGGTCAAAAAGGAAAGGCAAAACATTTTGATATTTTAAAAAAAATAATATAATAAAAATATGAATGAAAAAGGCACAATCAACGTGAGCGCAGGCTGGTGGCTGAGGAAAAGAATTGAAGAGCTGGCGGAACTTAATGATATGACAGCGTCGACTTATGCAAAGGTAATTTTATTCAAGCACGTAAAATCAATTGATGATGGAAGACAAGATCAATAAGACCTATATTTGTGTGTATTGTGATAGGCAGTATGAAGTGGCCAAGGTCAAGTCACCTCCCAAAAAAAGAATATGCTATGATTGCAAACCGCTAGTAGTCGGGAATTTTCGAAAATCTGAAAAGAATCAATAAAAACTCAACATATGAATCAAATAATTGAGAAAAAAATTGGCGAGATAAAACCGTATGAGAAGAATGCGAAAAAACATCCACCTGAGCAAATAAAAAAGATAGCAGCTAGTATCACTGCCTTTGGGTGGGGGCAGCCGATTGTTGTTGATCAGCAAGGCATAATCATTGTCGGCCATGCACGCTTTGAGGCCGCAAAAAAACTTGGACTCTTAGAAGTTCCTTGCTTGGTCGTTGGTCTTAATGAGGATCAAGCGAAGGCATATAGGCTGGCCGATAATAAGCTCAACGAGAGTGAATGGGATCTGGAATTGGTTTTTGAAGAATTAAAAAACATAGATGAAGAGCTCATACCAATAACCGGATTCGATGAGATTTTCAATTTGGATTTTGAACCGGCTGAGGAAGGCAATGCGCCACTGGATGAAGAATCGGGGAAACAATTCAAAGATCAGATGGTTACCTGTCCTGAATGTGAACATAGTTTTAACATTAAAGTTTGAATAAAAATGCCAATTCCATACATGGGATCAAAAAGAAAAAGTGCTGGGAAAATTTATCAAACTATAAAAAATTTTAATCCGCATGCTGATATCCTTGTTGATCTTTTTTGTGGAGGATTTGCAATCTCTGAGTATTTTTTAAAAAATGGATATAAAATAATCGCAAATGATAAAAATAAATATGTAATAGAATTGATAAAAAAGGTGATAAAAGATGGCTTACCTGAACAGGTTTTTGATTTTATTCCAAGAGAAAAATTTTATGATATAAAAAAAAATCCGAAAAATTACGATGATTGGTTTGTTGGGTTTTCCATTTGTATTTACTCGTTCGGGAACCAACAGCAATATTATCTTTTTAAAAAAAATGTAGAAAAATATAAAAAAGCCGGCCATGAATTTGTCATGAATAAAAATGCTGAGTTGCTTGAAACAATCGGAGTAAAAATCCCTAAAAAAATAAAAGAGAAATTTAATAAAATTGAGAAATGGCAAAAAAGAAGAATGGCTTTTATAAAAATCCATCGAATTATTTTCCCGAAAATTCGTGAACTACAGGAACTACAGCAACTAGAGTCACTACAGCGACTAGAGCAACTACAGCAACTAGAGCAAAAAGTTAGTTTTTCTTCTGAAGATTATAGAAAAATTAAAATTCCGGTTGGTGCAATAGTATACTGTGATCCTCCATATCAAGGCACGAAAGAATATATGGAAAAAGGCTTTCAGCATGATGTTTTTTGGGATTGGGTGAGAAAAAAATCAAAAACAAATAAACTATATGTAAGTGAATATGAAGCTCCTGAAGATTTTAAAAAAGTACTAGAGTTTGAACAAAAATCTACACTTTGCCAAGGAACCGCTAAAAACACAAAAAATGAATGCCTTTTTACACTCATTTAGATTCTTTTGATCAAACAGAAAAAGAAATGAAATACGTTTACATTTATCCCGTTAATGGGTTCAAGTATTATGCGAATATAGATCAAGAGTAGAGCGCTATCATTCTATGATAGAGATGGCGGTGCAAGTCCGACCTATTGGATCCAATTTTTAAAAACAAAACCTATGAATCAAATTCCAATTGCAGAGAGAAAAGATGGGTCAGTAATTTTACGCAACCAAGTAGAACTATCCGGCAGGCAAAGGACTAGAACACTAGAACAACTGCTTCAGGAAGACCTGACAGAAGATTCAAGAGAGAAAATAATTTCGCTCATTAACAACAAATGAAAAAACCCTCTAAAAAACAGCCTATCTCAGAAAAAAAGCAAACGAATGAAAAGCATCAGAAAAGCGAAAAAAAAAGCCTATTCCAGAAAAAAAAGAAAATGCCAGGAAGGAAAAGCCCTTCCAGGGACTACGGGAAACTCAAAAGAGAGTATATTGAATGGGAAGGAGTGAGTTTTGACTCCTTTTTGAAAGAGAAAGGAATAAAAAGAACAGGTTCACTCGATGTAAGAACAAAAGGATGGGCGAAGCAAAAAAAACAGGCTTCACTTGAGGCAGCTGAAGACGCATTGAAAAAATGGAAGAAAGAAAAGACAAAGCTCGTGCAGACTATGCACAGGAATGCGCTCATTCAGATGGCGAAAGCAATACAGCAAGGCGAATACGTAATTGATCAAAAAACAGGAGTCATAAAAAAAAGACCACCGACGGTGAAAGAACAGAAGATCATTTGGGATGTGGCGAGAACCGAGAAAGGACTGGTGACGAAAATTACTTCCTTTGGCGAAGATCCCAAAAAACCATTTAATAGTTTGGCTGATGCGCTCAATCGAGTCAAAGACAAAGCAAGACGAAGCACTATGGGAGACGCTCCAGAAGAAGATCAAGAATGATCCGCTGGTGTTCATGGAGGCTTGCGGATGGTCGTACTGGTGGACACAGGGGGAAATTTTCAGATCGGTTTTTGAAAATCATCGTACTACGGTCAGAGCTTGTAACGGGCCTGGGAAAGCTCTCTGCATCAATACACCGATCCCTACCCCTACAGGCTGGGCAAAAATGGGTGAACTCAAAGCCGGAGATTTTGTTTTCAGTGAAGACGGAAAACCTTGCAAGATTCTTAAAACAATTCCAGTTCATAAAAAAAAGACTTTCCGAGTTTTTTTTGATGATAATAGTTTTTTAGACGCTTCTGATGACCATCTTTGGGCTGTCATTTTAGCAAATGAAAAACACAAAGCACAATCAAAAACTAAATATTGTGGGCGATCGAAAATTGAAGACTGGAGGGAATATTGGTCACTAGGAATAAATTTGAGAACGAAAGACATTGTTTCACAAAACTTAAAAACCGATAATTATGGCAGAAAATTTTCAATTCCCACCACGAAAAATATTGAGGGGAAAAAAATAAATATTCCAGCTTATACCTTTGGCTTTTGGCTCGGAGATGGGACAGGCTCAATGTCTGCAATAACGCTTGGTGACCAAGACGCTGAAGAAGTGATAAAAAATATAGAAAATGAGAAAATAACAATTTCAAAAAGAAAACAAAAATATAGCTATGGTTTGATTGGTGGGTTTTTAGATTTTCTGAAAAAAAATAATCTACTTAAAAATAAACATATTCCACAAAAATTTTTAAGAGCTGATTTTGACACAAAATTGGAAATACTAAGAGGTATAATTGATTCTGATGGTCACGCAGCAGGCAAAGGGGAGTATGAGATTATGATGATGGATAAAAAACTAATGGATGGCATTTATGAACTAATTGTTTCTTTTGGCTGGAAGGCCAGAATCAGTAAAAAAAAGACAAAATACCTTGGAAAAAGATGGAAAGATGGATGGAGAATTAGATTCTCTCCTGATTGTGAAGTTTCAAGAATTAAAAGGAAAACTGCGAAAATACACAAAGCTCAAAGATCAAGAAAAACAATCCGGACAATAAAAGAAATTAAGCCTCTCGGTGTGAGGAATGTTTGTTGTATTTTAGTTGATTCGCCAAGGTCTTTGTTCCTCGCTGGCCGGGCCATGATTCCCACACACAATACCTATGTTGCTGCACGGATAGCTCTAGCTTGGTTATTCGTATACGGGCAGTCGGAGGGGATCACTGCTTTCTTCACTACAGCGCCAACTTTTCGGCAGGTAAAAACTACGCTCTGGAAGGAGATCATGCTGGCCACCCGGAACTCGGAAATTGATCTGGGAGGAGAGCTTTTACAGACTGAGATAAAAATCGCTCCGGAAGTGTATGGTATGGGATTTTCATCTCGTGAGCCGGATAGTATTGCAGGTGTTCATGCTGAGAACCTCTTGATGATTGTCGATGAGGCCAGTGGAGTATCACCGGAGAACTTGGAAGCTATTGAAGGCATGTTGACGGGAAAGAATAATAGACTACTCATGCTCGGGAACCCGATCAGAGCACAAGGGACTTTTCACGATTCATTCAGTTCGGAGATGTACACGAAGTTCGTTATCTCTGCTTTTGATACGCCGAATTTTACTGAGAATAAAATACGAAAAGTTGAAGATCTTGAGAATATGACACTGGAAGAGGTGGAGGCATTGCCGCTTGTTTCTACAAGTCTGGTGACTCCGAAATGGGTCTGGGATAAGATACATGTTTGGGGTGTGGAGAGTGCACCATTCCAGAGTCGTGTTTTGGCACGGTTCGTGGAGGATAGTGAGGATTCGCTAGTGACTCTGGTAGATGTTCACTCGGCAATCGGGAACGAAAAATTTTATTGTCAGAAATATGATCAAGACCATCCGTATCTGTACATTGGAGCTGATATTGCCCGATTCGGGAAAGACAAAACGGTTATTTATGTTCTTCGAGGTAAGAAGGTCGAAGAGTGTGTGAGCTATGATGGGAAGGACACCGGGTTCACTATTGGAGAGATCCAAAGACTTTGCGAAAAATACAAAAGTGTACTTGCTGTTGGGATTGATGATACGGGAGTGGGGGGAGGAGTGACCGATGGTCTTCGAGGCTTCCAGACTTCCTTAGGTGTTGAGCCGGGCATTGTTGGTTTGAACTTTGGATCGAAGGCCAGAGATTTTGAAAAGTTCGCAAACAAAAAAGCTGAAATAATGTGGTATATGAGAGGACTGTTTGAGGATGGGGAAGTGGGGATACTGGAGGATGGGAATATAGTCGGTGATCTGACCTCGGTACGATACGGCTACACGAACGATCAGAAAATCATGATCGAGCAAAAAAAAGAGCTGAGAAAAAGAGGTATACCTTCCCCGGACTTCGCAGACGCTCTTGGAATTGCTTTATGGATCGCTCAAGAATACTCTCGGGCAAGGTCTTTTACTTTGTCGAGGGCAAAGTCGAATGCTAGACTAACATCACGAAATACCCAAAACTAATGGCAAATGCACTAACAGGATTTTGGCGCAAGCTGGGAAGTAGGTTCAATAAGTCGGACAAGACGGCAGTTTTTGGCAAAATGGGAATAGATTATTTTGGTGGAGAGTTTTTTACTGAGCAAAACAATAATTTGAGGGGGCAGACCGGATACCGAAAGTTTGATGAGATGAGAAAAACGGATGGGTCAATCAAGAGCATTCTAGCTGCTATGAGTGGGCCGTTGCTATCAGCCAATTGGTATATTGATGGCAGTGAGAATAATGTGCCGGATGAGATTATCGAATTTGTCGAGTACAACCTTTTTAAAAAACTCAAATTTTTCTCTCGCTTAAAAGAACAGATCGAGGGAAAGAAGGTTTATGGATTTTATTATTATGAAAAGATTTTCGGGAAGGATAAAAACCGTAATGATGGTAGGCTCTACTGGTTGGACTGGGAAGCACGCCATCCGTTCGCTCACTACAAGTGGGAGATGGCGAATGGACAAGCCGGAGTGCAGCAGAATATCAGTAGTTTTGAGCCACAAGATCCAAAAAACAAACAAAGGGATGGGAGTAGTAGGGCCGGGAATATATCAATTCCGGCCGAAAAACTCATCCTACTGACGAACGAACAGGAAGGCGGTAACCTTGGAGGAGTATCAATGCTTCGGTCGGGGTTTATCCACTGGCGAACAAAAAATCTTCTGTATCAAGTACAAGAGGTTGGTGCTGAGCGGTGGGGAGTTGGATTTCCACTCCTGAAGGTCAAAACTTCACTTTCAGAATCAAAAAAAAGTGAGGTTGAAGAGTGGCTAGGTGATATCACCTCGGGCAGACAGACGTATGCGGTTATACCTGATGAATGGGATTTTGAGCTTGTATCAGGAGCGATGGCTGAGGTTCAAGCGGCAATAGACCATCATGACCGGCAATTGGTGAAGATGGTTTTGGCTGACTTTTTGAATGTGGGTTCTACTTCCACCGGATCTTTTGCTATGGTCGAGAAAAAAATAAACTTCTTCGAGCAATCACTTGAACATGAGGCTCGAGAAGTCGTGGAAGAGTACAATAAGCATATTGAAGAGCTGGTCAAAATCAATTTCGGGGAGTCGGCCAAAATCCCTTTTCTGGAGGTGAACAAAATCAAAAACGAGAACTTGAAAGAAATGGCGGAGACTTTGAAGACCTTAGCCGACTCAGGATTCCTGGACTCAGGAGAAAATGATGTGAGATGGACACGTGATTTTTTCGGGCTTCCTGAAGAGAGCCGTGATACGAAGGTCGGTGACTTGGCCACAAGGGATAAAAAAAAGAAGACCGATAATGACAAGGAGTCTTATGACTCAACAGAGATTTTTGAACAGAGTAAAAAAAAAAATAAAGTCACAAGTGAAATAAAAATTTCTGAACGAGAAAAAAAGTTTGTACAAATAATCACTGAGAATGAACGATCAATCCAACAAGTATTCTACTCTGATTTTATTCCAATGGGATTGCAGTTTGAGCAGGGGATTCGTAAAGACGTTCAAAGTTTATACAGAAGAGCAAAAACCAAAAAAGTCGGTAAGCAAGAGGTACTCGTTCTTGAAGGCAATGGCAGACTCATCCGAAACATGTTCCGATCTATTGATCGAAGAGCAGAGAAATGGCAAAAAAGAGTCTTCAGCAAACGAACCGAAGGGAGACTTTTTAAGCCGAGTATTGCACTGGCTCAACAAGCCATAGGCTCAGATATTTTTGAAGCGAGTTCAACAAAAATCAATTCCTTTATTCGGGGGTTCGCTTCCAACGTTAAAGCAGTTGTGGATAATTCTGCTCGGCAGATCAAAGAAGCTATCGAAGTGAACTTCGCAGGGGAAGTACCACTTGATGAAGCACTTAAACAGGTCAAAGGCTTTTCATTTAACCGGAATATATACAAGTTGGCTGCTATCACTCATGCGAGAGCACTTTTTAAAAAACTCGTGTATGACAAATCAGCCAAAGATGGGTATGAAGATTACAAGATGGTTATTCCTGACCGGCTCAAGATAGCCGGGCAAGTTGTTATCCCGAGACCATCGGGATTAAAAAAAGATGGTAAAACAGCAAGCTGGCTGTGGTTGATCCTGGCTATTGAAGAATGGCAGAGCAGGGTGGGGGATGATACACCATCACCGATTACGGGGCTTGGTATTCATCATAATAGCTTTGATTATTATTTACCGATCAAAAAAGAAAATCTTGAAGAAGAAAAAAAGATTTCTCGACTACAACGTAAAAAACTCAAAAATGAAAGCTGATGTGAATAACAATTTAGAGTTTTGTGAAAAGTGCGGAATATCACAAAAAAATAGGATCACTATTTTTCATGAAGGACTGTGTTTTTTTTGTGATGGAATGAAAAAATCTTGCAAAAACAACCAAAGTCAGTTAAAAAAAGAATAGTATAGTTGATGATTGTCGATTTTTAAATCGAGAAAAAAACCGACAATCATGAAAAACCTGGTTTTCAATTCAGCTTTTGAAAAAGTCAAAACTCTTGAGAGCAAAGAGGGTTTTGATCGTATTAAGATTAAGGGGATTGCAATTGAAGCTGGGGATAGCCGTAACGGTGTGAGCTATGAGGCTGAAGAATTGAGAAAATCTGCTAAGACTTTAAAAGGTCGGCCGATTGGCCTAAACCACTCCGGCGATGTTATGAATAATGTGGGAAGAATAAAAAAAGCCAGTTATGAAGATGGGAAGCTTCTCTATGAGGCTGAGATCATGAACACGAAGAGGAACCCGGACATTATCGACATGATCAATAATCAGTTGATCGATTCGGTCTCGATTGAAGTGAATGTCAATAAATTTGAGAGGGAAGACAATAAACTTTTTTTACGGGGGTTGGAGTTCTTGGCGATGGATATTGTGAAGGTTCCGGGAATAAAGGGTGCTAGTCTATCGTTGAGTGAGTCAGTTAATTTATTTTATTCATCATTTCAAAACATGAAAATGCTTGAAAAAACTATCCAACATATCGAAGCAAAGGAGACAATCCTGGACAGCGATATAGTTTTGGTCGAAGGTCTGTTATATGAGTCTGAGGATAATGAGCGAATGAAGTTCGAAGCTCGTGTTGAAGCTCTCAAGGCTAGACTAGAGTCTCAAGATAGTGATGGGGATGAAGAGGATGGAAATGAAGATGGGGAAGAGTCCTACAGCTCGGAACAAGTAAAGGAAATGCTGAAAGAGAAGGACAAAAGTTTTGCTGATTCAATCAAAAATCTGCAATCGGCTCTGGACAAGACTCGTGCGGAGAATCGGAAACAAAGAATCGTTGAGAGTGTCCGGGCAAATTGTACCCTCAGCCAAGAGCGGTCTATTGGATTCACTGAAGCGAATGCTGAGAAGGTCGTTTCATTCATTGAGGGTTTAACGGAAACAAAAGAAAAACAGTTTTTTGAACTTTTTGATCTCGTTTCCAAAGTTGATCTAAAAAGGCACGGATCAAGTAACTACAGCACTGAGAGCATGACAGAACAGGACATAGCAAGGGAGGCTGCTGACTATGCGGAAGCGAATGCGAAGACCGATTCTGAAATTTCAAAACTGTATATGCAGAAAGAAGATGAGTTGATGAAGCAACACGGGTTGAAGTAGGTTTTTTTCTTTTACAATTATTTTTTTAAAAAATTAAAATGGCTAAAGCGTCAATTATCAATCAGCCGGAAATGCCTACTGTTAGTGCTCGAGTTGAGAGCGATCTATCAGCGGACTCTAAGCAGTACACATTTCTTGCACCGAATACAGCTGATCCTGCTGTATGGGCTGCCGTGACTGCTGAAGCAGTTTTCGCTGCTCCGCTGCAAACGAAAGGGATCGATGGAAGTTCAGTAGCGAAGCATGTACCTTTGCCAATTGCAGGTACTTGTTTTGTTAAATTAGGCGGAACACTTTCTCGTGGCGCTCGTGTTCGGCCTGGAGCAGGTGGCAAGGCTTCGGCTGCTGCTGCCGGTGAACAGTATGTTGGGATACTACTTGATGGTGGGGTGGATGATGATGTGGTGTCTATGCTCATTCAGTTCGGAGAGCGACACACTTAGACTGATTTGAATCATTTTTAAAATCATTTAAATTCTAAACCATGCCAGCACCAACATCAGGATATCAAGATCCGCAATTATCTACTCTGTCGAATATCCACCGGAATAGACGATATATTGCGGAACGTATAGCACCGGTTTTGCCGGTTAAAAAAGAAACTGGAAAAGTCCGAGGGTTCAGCAATGATCATCTACGAACTTATAACCTTACCAGAGCTTATGGGGCAAGCTCGAACCGAATGGCCTTCGAGTTGACTGACCAGGCCAATTGGAATATTGAAGAGAGAGATGTAGAGGTCGCTATCGATTACAGAGAGATCGATCAGTATGACGCTCCGTATGACGCTCAACGAGACGCTACAATAATGGTCACCGAGACCATGTGGCTTGATCTTGAAGTAGCTTTTGCTGCTCAGTTGACAGCGACTGCAACCATCACCAATAACGAGACTCTTGCTGGAGGTGACCAATGGTCTGACTTCGTAAATAGCGATCCACTCTCTAAAATCGAGGACGCTATTGAGGCAGTGCGAGGAAAAATAGGGATACGTGCCAATAAGGCGTACATGGGAAGAGCCGTTTTCTCAAAAATCAAATTTCATCCTGATATTGTTGATCGGGTCAAATTCGTGGGGTCAGGGTCAAGAGATGAGAGCGCAATTGAACGGGCTATTGCTGAACTGTTTGATCTTGAAGAATTGATCATTGGTGATAATATCAATGTCACTTCCAAAAAAGGCCAAACGAATACAAAGGCTGATGTATGGGGCAAGGACTTCGGTGTGTTTTATCAAGCGCCTCGGGCTACCATCATGGAACCTAGCTTTGCATGGACACCTCGGATTAGTACCGGTGGGCGGTTCAGAGGGCAACGGTCTATTGATACTCGGGAAGAGAACGGGGGCAAGAGTACCGTTGTGCGGTGTACGGATAACTTCGATGTGTTGATTGTCGATACTGACGCAGCATTCTTGTACAAGAACGCCGTGAATTAGTGACCATATTTTTTTAAAAAATAACCCATGATAAAATTCCGAACAAAAGTTGTTGTTCCTTACATTCTTGAAAAGGGCAATATTGAGACACCGGATACGACCCAGGTCATTGTGCTGGCGAAGGACTCAAGCCAGGATGTGACCAGAGCAAAGGGAACGACACCGCCTACTGATACAGAGTCCGGCTATGCTCGCCAAGCTACATTCCTTGATACGGATGTAGCAGCAGGGAACCATGCGCTGTATGTCAATCTAGGTGATGAAGACTCTTGCCAATTTGAGAAACTGGGGGAAGTATCAACTAATGACCTGGTGGCCGGTGTACTATCTGCTGATGGTACGGGACGAGCACTTTTTGAGGCTGATTTTTTTGACACGGCAACGCTTCAATCAAAGATTGATGAGGGAGCCTTCACTGAGGGAACCGTTGACGCTCTGTTCGCAACTGGTGCGATCGACTCTGATATCCTGAAGTCGGGATCAATTACTTCCGATAGACTGGTCAATCCGCATGCTTATGACGCAGGTGCGCCAGCGAAGGGGACTCTTCGAGTTGCTTCTGATGTGGTAGAGGCTCAGACGGTCACTATTGGATCTGATGTCTATGAAGTTGAAGTGGTTGATACGGATACAACGGATGATACGGCCAATAGTGACTTCGATAACACGACTGACCCTTTGACCGTCACGGGTGCTGTGACTTCTTACAGCAATATCACCTTTGCTACGGGGAAACTGATTAGAATTGAGAATGAAATGCTCAGGGTAACTGCGGTCAACGGTGATGATGTGACCTTCTCCCGTGGAGTATCAGGCACAACGCCGGCTACTCATGCCGACGCTAATGATATCATCGAAGGAGATGGTATTGATGGAGGCTCGACTATTGCTGTTGGTCTGGTGTCGACTCTTACGCCTGCTGTATTCACTCCGGCACTCGTTGATGACATCAATAACGATGGTACGGAGAACGTGAAGGCCACTAGCCTGCAATCGGGTAATGAGATGTTATTGGAGACAGCCGACTCACCCGGTGGAACGGTTGCTGCTAGTGCGGATACGACTGCATTGGCAGAGACACTTGGAGGAGCGAATAACGAGTGGGATACTGCTGCTCTTCGAAGTGGTAGAGTTGCCGGAAGTCGAAGAATGTCACTCATCACTCATACGCTAGACCAGACGGAACTTAATCTGGGAGTAGCTCGGATTAGCTTCCCCTTCACAGTGGCAGGGTTCTTGGCATTGGTCTATGATGCGAATGGAGTTCTCAAGGGTGACTTGACCAATCAAATCACTTCAACCTCGAACAGAGTTGAGATTGATGATACAGGAGCGACTGACTTCGCTGATACGGATGTGATTCATGTATTGGCATGGAACTAGTCTTTGATTTTAATTTTTAAAAATTTGTAAAAATGGAAAAAGAAGAAAACTTGGAAGAGGTGGAGGAAGTTTCTGAGGCTCAGGAAAAGCCAAAAAAGAAAAAAGGTGAGAAGGGAAAGAAAAAAGAAAAAGGCTATGTAGTCCTCAGTCGAATATCATGCAATGGCAAAGTCTTTGAACCCGGTGATTCTTTCGAAGGGCATGGCCTGAAAGACAAAGGATTGCAAGCGCTCGTTGAGGCGAAAGCACTGGAAATTTCTTAAAAAAATCTAAAAATGAGTAGACTAGGCAAACGCCATACACTTCTTGAAGACGGTGACGCTGCTGCTGCTGATGTATTCGGTGAAGCGTTAGATGTCTCACTTTACGAGACTTTTAAAATTATCTTGATCGGGAAGGATGATGGGGCGGCAGCTCAGGCAATCCTTAATGTACGGCTCTTGGCCTCCATGAACTACGAAGAGCCGGAGTGGGGCGATCCGGCTGATGAAACGAACCTGTATACCTTCGTCAGAGCATACAACACTCTCAATGAGACGGCAGTGAATGGTGATGTTGGCTATACTTTTTCTGATAATGAAGTGGTGGAGTTGATCATCAATCAGACTTGGGCGAGATGGCTGAATATTTATGTGCCGACTGCTAGTCATACCAGTGGATTCATTGATGCTTATCTTTTCCCCATCGGTGACCGCCGTTAAAAAAACCATATGAAAAAAATCTTCTCAATACTGTTGATTGCCATCGTATTGGCGGTAGGCTCACACCATCTTGTCTCTGCACAAAACCCGTTCCCCTTCGGGACGAGTGTATGGGATTATTTCGGCAGTTATATTATCCCGAACCCGAGTAGTACCACTGTTCGGCTGGCAGAATTATGTTATATTGATGGATCGAATTGTGACGATTTATCTGATGGGCTTGGTGGGGGAATGTCAGACGTAGTAGATGACACGACACCACAGCTAGGGGGTGACCTTGACTTGAACGGGTTCAATCTTGACTTCCCGACTACAACGGATGTATCTGATGTCATTGACGATGACACAATGGCAACTGCTAGTGCCACTACTCTTGCAACTTCGGAAAGTATAAAGGCTTATACTGATAGTGTTGCAGGCTTCTCGGATTGGGTGACAGTTGGATCAACCGGTGATTATGCCACTGTTAAGGACGCCTTCGATGCAAGTGAACAGTTCATCTATATCGAAGAAGACACAACGGAGTCAGATGATATGGTGGTCGGTGTGAATAGCTATGTTCTTATTGGATCTGATGTGAACTGGGACGCTTCGACATTCGATATTGTCATTACAGGTTTTGATCTTGTTATTGATGGCCTTGGATGGCCACTATCAACACTCACTTATGCGCATAGTGACGCTGTACCATTAGTTGAAGGGGCAACGAGTGTGGATACGGTAATCGTTAAGAATATCCGCGTTGATAACAACTCGACTTCCAATACTACGCCGATTGTTAAAAATACGACTTCATCTTCATACTACAATCTTAAAGTTGAGGTTCCTAACCAGAGCTTAGCAGGTATTTATTTTGCTGATTCGGATAGTGAAGCTTCCAATATCTGGATTGTGGGAGGCGGAGCAAGCTCTGGCAATACTATTTCTGTCACCAATGGGAAAGTAGAAAAAATATTTTTTTCCGGTGATTTTTCCAGTGGTCTCAAAATTCTGGATCTGGGAACAAGTAGTATTGGAAGTGATATTAGGGTGTTCCCCAGTGGAGGCGTTAACGTAGCTGTAAATAACTCCGTTTTGAATAATTTTTTTGCGTCTAATGCCAATATAGTCATTGAGGGTACCGATACGAAACTATCTAATATTGATCTTGGCCCTGCTAACAATATCAATGTTCAGAGCTTCGATAATAATCTCTTCCAGAATATTGAAGTTGGTGAACTGGATTTGTCGGATACTTCGGCAACAGGAAACAAATGTGTGAATTGTGATATCAATGACCCCTTGACTATTGCAGGTGATGGGAATGTGATAAGTAATTCAAGCTTCGACAACACAGTAACAATTAATTCAGGTGGGGATAATAACCAGCTAACCGAGAACGTGTACAGGGGTGATGTTTCCATCACGGGCGATAAAAACCGTCTGAGTGGATATTTCGAAACTGCTGATACTTGCACGTTGGAGGCTGGATCCGATAATAACCATATTGATGTGACAATTGATCAGGCGGTAACTGATAGTGGGTCAGGCAACGTCATTGAGTCCATTATTTATTAAAAAAATGAAAAACTACAATCGGATATTTTTGATCGCTCTAGCAGTTTTCTTCTCACTTGGAACTGCTTTAGCCGCTTCTCTTGTGAGCGGAAAGTCATTCCTTGATTCAGGGTTCGCCATCGTAGATGAGGGGGACACAAGCAAGGTACTTGATTTTGAAGTGTCGGGTCTAACGACCGGCACTACAAGGACGCTGACTATTCCTGATAAGGACTTGGACTTGGGATCGCTTGATGATTCAGTGACAAAAACCGTCAGCTTCGATGTGATTGCTATTGATGGGTCTCTAGCCACGGGAAACAAACAAGCATGTTATGTTGTTCCTGAAGAGGTCGGGGGCATGGATTTAATTAGTGTAGGCGCTCATGTATTCACTGCTTCATCTTCCGGGCTTCCAAGTATCATGATCAATAACGCTACTGACGCTGCTGATATGCTATCAGTCGCCATTACGATCGATGTGAACGAAAAAGATTCTTCGTCTGCTGCTACAGCTCCAACAATCAATACGAGCACTGATGATGTAGTGGAAGGAGACGAGGTTTGTGTTGATGTGGATGGTGCTGGTACTGGCACGCTTGGACTACAAGTTCGTCTTGGATTCAAAACTCCTTAATTTTTGAAAGAATGAAGAAGCTTTTTTTTTCGATCTCTCTCGTTTTTCTTCTTTTTTTAACGTCGGTTTATTCAGCTTCCGCTGATACACTGATTGCCTACCCTATGGAAGGGCAAAGCCAAGGCCCGGGAGATACGGCGGATGGGATAGGTGAGGTTGTTTTTGTTGATGAGATATTCACGGATATCAATAATCGGGCAACAGCATCGCAGAGTTCAATGGTCAGTAATCCGATTAAGGCGATGCTACAAGCCTCGTTCAATACGGATCAATTCCAGCTCCTGAGTAGAGGTTTCATGAGTTTTGATACTTCGGTCATTGGTGAGTTCGATAGTATAGACTCAGGAACACTATCGCTCAGTGGCACATTCAAGGAAGCTGACCTTGGGGAAAATGATTTGTGGGTTGTAAGGTGGCCTTGTAACAGCGTTGGGGTTTGTTATTTTGTTGATATTTTTACTTTTAATGACTCCGAAAATGATGAGCTTGCGTCGATTGACTACTTTTCGTTCAATGACGCTTCCGCGTATAATGATCTGACTTTGAATAGCGCGGGGCTTGATAATGTCGAACCGGAAGGGATAACTGGCTATGCAACCAAGTTTGCCTGGGAGGCGGCAGATAGTTTTACTGGATCTTGGAGTTTCGGGGGTCGCAATTCATACTGGTATACTTCTTCTGATCAGGCAGGAACCGCTGAAGATCCAAAACTGACAATTGAGTATACGCCCGGAGTAGCACCGGATTTTTTCACACGATTTTACGAATAAAAAATGGAAGTCTATAAAAGAGATATCGCTGGGGTATTAGCCATTGTGGCATTGGGTGTTGGGATTATTGTTGCTTTTGATGATTCAAAAGAGTATCGAGAACCACCGGGGAAGGGGCCGATGGCTATAGAGATGGAGGGCCTATCAATTCAAGACCGAATGGAATATAAGAATAATGCTTGGATGGATGTCACATTGGAGAGGCGAGATGGCAAGGAGCATTTTTCGTATGAGGGTTTGGATTTTTATATTTTAGAAAGGGATTCGAAACGAGGTGCGGTGTATATCCGAATGGATGTGTATGATGGTAATGAGAAGTTACGGGTCAACAATCCTCTTTGGATTATGAACCCACCCATAAAAAACCATGATGGAACTTATTTTAAGCAGCAGGTGACTGATGATATTGTTCTTGATTCGAAGATATACGTTGAAGATCCGTCGGGGACTATGAAGAGCGTTTTGTATGAACACGTGAAAAATGTCAATAATCTTTAAGAAATTCTCATGGATCAATTTCTATCAATTTTACTTGGGGTAGCTGCTTCGAGGTTACAATCTGATCGGTTTAAGGATTTGGATTCTCGGCTGCGATATGCAATATCCTTCGGGGCTTGTATTGTTGCCGGGTTGGTATCAACCTTTTTCGTTCAGTTCTCTGAAGGTGGCGAGTTTGATTTTCATGAGGTTCTTGCAAACCTTGGCTTATCTCTTGCTGCTTCACAGGTTTTTTACAATACCTATTTCAAAAAATTCTTATCCGAAAAATAATGATGGAAGGGTTCATCGATATCTGGCCGATTATTCTTTTTATTGGTGGCGTCGCAACGGCGCTACTTAAAACCATATACGACGTGGGCAACTTACGGTCGCGAATGAAAAAACAAGAGAGTGGAGATGATCAGATTGTTGCGCTGAAGGTTCAACTGGCTGAGATCCAGACTAATATGGAATGGATGAAGAGCGCTCTATCGAGCCTCAAAAGTGAGCTTGATCAAGGATTTGTATCTCTGCGAAAAAACCTCGATAATATAAAAAAAAATAAATGAACACAATTATTGTTTAAACCTGCTAGACAATGGCTGCACCTTCCTTCACTACCGACGATGAGATCCGATTCGAGTCGGGACAAAATGGGAACTCTGACCTCGATGATTCTACTATTGAGGAGTTCAGGGAGCGTGCTGCTGGGATTATATTCTCTGTACTTGCTGAGGTCTATGATCCTGAAGAGCTGAAGGTGTCCAATACGAACTTCGAGGATAGTCCAGCTCATCTGTACCTGAAGGATATTGAGATTCGGCTAGCCTCGGGAATGCTTATGTTAGTGATATATGCTGACAAGGATGATGAGGACGCTATCACAGCTGCGGCGTTCAGGAAAAAATCAGCTATGAAAGACTTGAAAGAAATTGCTGAAAGAAGAAAAAGACTTTTCGGGAATGACTGGGAAGAGTTCACCACTCGTGAAGGTGGAGGAGTAGGGAAGATATTTGCAGCCAAGGGCGTGGATGATGATGGTGCTATACTCGATCAATCCATTGATCAAAAATACTGATGGCCTTCTCTGTATCAACACGAGCGGCAGTCTCTTTGATCTCGGGAATTGAGAAAAGAGCAAAAGATGAAAGCAAGAGCAATAAAAAAATCTCTGATCTTTTAGAAAAAGAAAAAAATCGGCAATTTAGTGAGGAGGGGAAGAATACAGAGACTGCGCCGAGATGGGCGAAACTCTCAAGACGTACCTTAGCTGAACGGGCAGCACTGGGGTTTCCTCCCGGGCCGATTTTGGTGAGAACAGGAAAACTGAAAAAGAACTGGGCGAAAGCATTCAGTGGAGACTTTGCCGCACTGAAGAGCAACACAAAATACGCAGCACAACACCAGAGCGGAAGAGCGTCAAGTAGACTCCCCCAGCGAAAATTGGTAGAGTTTAAACGAAGAACGGTTGATGAGATCAAAACCATCATTGTCCGGCATTTATTGCCTTAGTTATTTATTTATATGGACGATATAATAAAAGCTCTCAAAGAGCTGCTTGATACAGCGAAGGCGGTTCCCAATAAGAAGCTGAGCGATATCAAGCACGTATTCAATGGTGATCCGTATGTGATCCCCGAGTTGAGCTTGCCATCCATAACCATTGACGCTGCTGATGAGAGCTGGGATTTTCGGGGGATGAACCTGGATCAAAAAACTCATACGGTACATATAAGGCTGGTAGATAATGCCAAGAGGTTTTTTGATGATGCTGAAAATACGGCGAAATTCGAGAAAGTTCAGTTCAAAGAGTCTCAGCGGTTGATGGTAGGGGGGAACACGGGAGGCAATACAGATGATGATAGTATCATCGGGATAATCCGTAATAATCCTCAGCTTCCCTTATCCGGATCTAATACTTGCGAGATTGCGAAGGTTGTATCGGTCAATTATCAGCCGAGTACGGATCGGCCCTTTAAATCTGTTGAGGTTTTGATCGTTCTTGAGTGTCTTGTTGTCGGCAGCCGAATAACCTAAATCATGCTTCAGCATGTCTATTTTTTTAATTTTCATAATATGAAAAAATTCAAGAATGTGACAGAAAAAAGAATATGTATAACAGGATACCCTGCTATTGCTCCGGGTGAAGTGTATGAATGCTTGAACGCCGGTGATGAGACTCAACTGGCGATGGCCAAGGGTCTTGAAGAAGTTTCTGAACTGAAGGAAAATAAAAAAGTAGAAGTTGAAGATCAAGAAGAAGAAGAAAAACCGAAGAAGAAGAAGAAGATTTTGAACTAATTATTTTCTATTTTTTTATAAAAATACTATGGCCTCAACAAGACTCTCGTATCTGTCAATCATTAAGGAAGCTACTATCGCTACCGCAGTACAACCTGATAACTTCATTCGGTTCAAGGATGGTGACGCTCAATTCAATCAAGAAGTGATCGAGAATAACCCTATCCAATCCAACCGTCATGTGGGGATACAGCCGGTTCTCGGGAAGGTTGATACTGGTGGACAGTACTCACTTGATCTAGACTATAACGAATGTGTGTTCTTCCTTTACGGAGCTATGGGGACTATCGCCAGTGCTGATATCTCCTCACTTACTGACGCTTCTGTCTTCCGGCACACTATCACAACGGCGAACTCTTTACCGGGGTTCACGATGGAGCAAGGGAAGGGGAACCTGACCGACACGAGCAATAACCGTCAGAATTATTCTGTTGAGCGGGCGTTCGGGGTGTTGGTGAATACTCTTACATTATCGGCTAATGATGGGATTGTTGGCCTGGCACTGACCACTATCGCTCATGGTCTGTTCTTGAAGAGCGATCTGGTGGCGGACGCCGGAGCCGGCTCCACTGTTGATCTTGAGCTTGAGAGTGTTGAAGGGTTGACGACTAGCGACACGGTCAATATTTTCGATGAGACTCCCCAAAGTGAGACTGACGCTGTAGCTGCGATTGATACGTCTGCGAAGACTATTGAGATCGCCACCCTCGGTAATTCATACACGATCGCCAATAACGCAAAAGTCGAGCTGGTTCCTCAGACTCCGGTTTATAGCCTTGATCCGAATGTTGCGGTATTCCACCATGCTGCTTTCCAGTTCGGGGCGACGATTGCAGCAGCCGGATCTGCTGATGAGGAGAATGTGGAAGATTGGGAGTTCGGGATCAACAACAACCTTGAGCAAAGATACGGCTCGCTGCGTGCTACACCTTCACATATTGGAGAGAAGGGGTTGCAGTTCACTTTCAATTTCAAGAAGTTTTTTGAGAATGTCACTGACCGTGACCGGTATCTTCGCCAAGTACGCCGAGCAATGATTATCACTCTTGATAGTGGTGTGATTGTGTCTGCTACGGATACGAACGACGCAACGTATAAGGTGATCATCGAAGTAAGCGATCTTCGCCTAACGAGCTATAATCTTCCTACGGGGACAGATGATCTGTACGTGGTCGAGTTCACTGCGATCCCTTTTTACGATACTGGTGATGGTCGAGCTGTTCGGATCAAGGTAGAGAATGAGAATGCCGGAACCGTTTATACGGCTTAGTTTTATATTCATATTTTTGTTTTTTTATGATTATGGAAAAAAAACTTGTTCGTGCGAGTACAGAGACTCGGAAGTATATCGATGTGGAATTACCCGACTTGGAGGGGGGTATCATGCAGGTGTATACCTCACTCTTCGTCGGTGAAGCTCGAGAGTTCCAGAATAAGAATAAGGACTCGAAAGATATGTTCTTGAAGGGGCTTAAAAGATTGTTCTGTCATTTTAAATCATGGAACTTAGCGGATCAGGATGGTAAGCCGCTTGAGCTGAGTCTGGAGAATGTTGAAAAGTATCTGAGTGAGGACGATATCGCCGAGCTAATGGATAAAACGGGTATTTTTGAAAAAAAAACAAAAGACGAGAACTGACGAAAGTATGGGTGAAGATCATTCATTGCGGAGGGTTCGCGAAGGTTGATATGAATGAGGATGAGGAGGAGGCTTTGCAAGTATGGAACGATTTTGTTTTATGCAGGGAGTTCGGCTGGTTGCCAAGAGATATTGAAAGGCTGAC